TAGGCCGGGGCCTCCGGTCAAGGGTCCATAGCCCCCTATGAATGACGGTATGCTGCGTAATCGATACTCAGCGGAAGCTCCCGATTTCCACATGTTGTTTTGGCACTTGCTACGATGTTCGTTTTCGACGATTTCAGCCGGTTGCACTGCAGGTGCGCCAGCTGCATATTGGCGATATCCGCAGGATTGCCACCTTTTGCAATCGGGATAATATGGTCCACCGTGGCGCTCCATGGATCCGGAAACTTTAAGTCAAAGTTTACCGGGCGCCCGCAGATCGCGCAGACAGACTGAGACGCGAATATCTTCTTCCGCGCCTTCAGGTAAGTCGCTTTCGCCCAGCCGTTCCGGTCAGGTCTGTTCTGGTTCGCCGGCATCGTTCTCCGCCTCCGGTGCTATCATTTGCAGGTACATCGGGAAGGCGATGCACGGGATATAAGGTCCTGTCGCGACCATCGCCTGCTCTTGAATCTTCCAGAAGTAGTGCCCGCGTTCCTGGGCGCAGTAGAGCAGCAGCTCCTCATTATCCATTCCGAACGCCTGTTTCAGTTCCTGAACATACGCGGAGATCGCTTCCGAGTTCTCCCGGATAAATCCGCGGCTGTCAGCAAACACAGCGCCCATGTGATAGAAGTAGCAGTAAAGGACCACGCTGCACGCCTGGTACTTTGCCACCTTCAGCGCGGCGTCACCGCGGCGCCTGTAATAGTCCAGGAACACGCGGCCGGTAGACTCGATGTATTCCGGCAGGTGGTTCTCAATGAACAGCCGGTCCCCGCCCTGCGTGATACTGTCGGGCCGCTTTAACCAGCGATACGTCAGAGTCGATACATACATCGGCTGCTCGCCGGTCTCGTCCAGGATGCAGGTGACCAGCGAAGACAGATAGATGTCTTCGTGACTCTTCAGGTCGTGCTTGTAGGAAACGTGATTCCGCTCCCACCACTCGCGCCGGTAAAACTTGCCGTGCGTCCAGCCGTATGACCGGGAGTGCTTCCGGATCGGCCTGAACTGTCCCTTGACATAGCATCCTTCGTCAAAGTCAGTCGTAACGATCGGAAACTTGAACCCGTCCCGCTCTGACTTCTCGATCTGCTTAAACACCTTCAGGAAGGCGCCGGATACGAACTCATCGTCCTGGTCGCCGAAGATCACCCACTCGCCGGAGCTGGCGTCGTATCCTGCCTGCCTGGTGTTTCCCGGGCAGCAGTTGTACGCCGTCTTCGTGCGGATGATGTTCAGCTTCTTTTCATACCGCTGCACAATGTCGTCATATGGTTCGGTGGAGCAGTCGTCGGACAGGATGACTTCCATGTCCTTGAAGTTCTGCGAGAGAAGGCTGTCCAGCATCCGACCGATAAACGGCCTGGCATTGTAGCAGGCGATGATTACACTTAGTTTCGGCACGGTTCCTCCAGATCTGTACAAAGTCCCACCAACCACCCGCCGGCACTGACCTTGCCGTCCGGTCCGGCGCGACCCTTTAATTGTGAACGTACAAAAAAAGAGCGGTCCCTTAAGGCCACTCTTCATCGTCTCATATTACCACGTTGAGAACTCTCATAACTCTCATTTTTTCTGTATGATCCTCTCGGCAATAGTCAAGATCCGGAAGATATGCTGCTCTGAATAGTTCAAACTATATGCGATCTCCCGGACGCTGCGTCCTTCAATATACCGCATACGCATAGCGCTTTTCTGCAGCGGAGACTCAAGCGCCTCGACCATTGGCCGGAGCTCCGCCCGCATTGCTTCAAGTTCGGTCGTGATACTGTCCAGTGCTTCCTTGGCGTATTCGATCAGTAAGGCGCCATCTTCGACCTGGCTTCCCGTGCTGGATCCACGCGGCATCCCGGTCAGGATGGTTGTCGTCTTTGTTGCCCTGGCATAGGCTTTATCTACCCGGAACCGTGCAGCAGGTAAGCGGTTTATTAAGAACCGCATCCTGTGAAAGTTTATCATTCCCGTTTCACCTCCTCACCATATCGCATACAGTGCGCTGATACAAAACGTAAAGAACGCCGCCAGCGCCACACCGATCCAGAAGAAGTCGTCTTCTTCGGGCCATAGTCGTTTCATACTTGCCACCTCTCACTCATCAGCATCGGAACTTTCTCCACTATTTTTTCCAGTGGCCAGTCCCACCACGCAGCTTCAACAGCTTCTAACTTTTGCCACATAATCTTTTTCTTCTCCGCCGGATCACCGGCCACCATGGTATAAGGAGGAACATTCTTTGTTACAACACTGCCGGCACCGATCGCCGCGCCGTCTCTGATCGTCACACCGGACAAGATGATCACATCGTTTCCGATCCAGACGTCGTTTCCGATAATCACGTCGCCTTTTGTCGCAGCGCACTCTCCGTCAATGCCGGGATACAGATCTTTCAGCAGGACGTTGAACGGATACGTAGTCAACCAGTCCGTATGATGGTTCCCGCCCAGGTAGATCTGCACACGCTCACCGATTGAGCAGAACTTACCAATCTTCAGCCTGGCGTTTTCTTCTCCCCAGCTGCGGACAATCGGAAAACCATAAGTAAAGTCTCCGATTTCGACCTTGTCCGGGTTGTAGGCTCGCCCGTATTCCGCACGTAGATTGTTCCGCAATCGCTCAAATGCTTCGACTTTTTCAGATATATCCATTATTTCACCTCCAAAGATAAGCGCGGGCCGGGAGTTGAACCCGGCAGCAGCTGCACGTTGACCGGTTTGCCTGGGAAACAGAAGCCTCCTCCTCTCATTTTGTCAGGCTTCCGGCTCTGCCCCGACGGGCCGCGCATGGGTCATTCTGCCTGTCCCTTCTCTTCAGCCCTCAGTGCTGCACACTTCCGTTCCCGGATCTCATCGTCCAGCATCCGCCGGCACTCATCATTCGGACTGTAGCCCTGAGCGAACAGCGGACAGAGCCGGCAGTCCGGTCTGGCGTACCGGTTCGGCATGTAGCACCGGAACAGCGCCTGGTAGAAAGTCGTGTCTTTCATGTTTGCCTCCTTAATGTTGCCTTTAAATTACAGTTTTTGTCCTTCTCTCAACTTTGCATCAGGCATTTCTCTTTTGTCATACGGAAAGATTCCAAAGCGTTTTCTGCATTCATCGCAGAACATACTGACTTCCATTGTTCCGGTGTTGTTATTCTTTACTGGACGAATTTTCAGATGCTCTGAAAATGAATTGCATCCTCTGCAAAATCCGACATATTCTGGTTCCATTCAATCACCGCCTTTAAGTGTTAGTCCCAAAATCCACCTGCGTACAGGATTGCAAACAGAAGTAACGCTTCTATGAAAATACTGCCAAACTCATACTTACCTGTCTTTGGTTTCCCATTAAGAACAATTCCACCAAGAATTAAAACCGTAAGGTAAAACACCATCATTATTTGTGGTACATTCATGCTTCATACCTTCCTGCGTTAAATCGTCATTTATTCTTCCAGCGCGTCTTCCACCAGGGCGACCAGATCCTCCGGCAGGTCGACCATGTCAACCCTCAGCTCGTCGCAGATCTCTCTCTGCAGCGGGCAGTTCTCGCAATCATCATTCCGGCAGCACCGGATCGCCGCCCTCAGCTCCTCCTTCGTCGTCATGCGTACCTCCTATAGTTGTGCTTTGTATCCTCACGGTTTAGCACTACATACCGCATCGTCGTGTCCAGGTTCTCATGGCCCAGCAGGTTCGCCACCTCCTGGATCGGCATCCCGTGCCGCGCCAGATCGGTGGCCAGCGTCCGGCGGAACTTGTGCGGGTGTACGTGATCAACGCCGGCAGCCCGGCCCAGTTTCTTCAGCATGGCCCTGACGCCGTTCGGCTGGATCCGTTCCTGCCCGCGCTTGCAGGCAAACAGAGCCGGGCTCGTGTCGGTGCGCTGCTTCAGGTATTCCGTCAGGAACATCCCGGCAACGGAATCGAGGTACACAGTTCTGTCCTTGTTGCCCTTCCCGTGCACAACGCACTCCAGCGCCTCCAGGTCGACCGTGTCCCGGTCAAGCCCGCACATCTCGCTGATCCGGCAGCCGGTGGACCGCAGGAAGTGGATGATCGCCCGATCGCGGAGGGTCTCGCAGCACTGGTTCAGCTTCTCGAAGTCGATGTCGCTGTATGTCTTCTTCTGTTTCTTCGGCACCTTAATCACGCCCACGTTTACGATCGGGTTCTTCTCGATCAGGCCCTCCCGGAACAGCCAATTAAAGTATGAGCTGAGGACCGTCCGGTCACCTTCCAGTGTGCTTTCCTGGATCCCGCGCTTCTTCTCCGCCGCCAGCCATTCGCGGATGTGATAGACCGTCACCGACCGCGCCGTTGTGTTCGCCGCCTTCATAAACCGGCTAATCACGTAGACATACCGCTCGATGGTCTTCGGGCTCCGGCCCTGCACGCTCAGGCTGCTGACAAAGGACGCGATCAGGTCGTCATCGTTCGCCGTCCAGCTGTCCGCTTTCAGCTCTTCCACCCGGAAGCCTTCCATCGTGTCGCTGAGGATCACCATCAGCCGCTCCATGTCGGCGGCGGTCAGTTCCTCCGCTGCGCGTTTCCTGACCTGGCTCAGGAAGCTCTGTTTCGCGTCAATCATTGTTTTTCTCTCCTTTCCGATAATCCCGGATGCTGATCTCTGTCCTGCCTGTTCGGCGCTTAATCCGGGCTGTTATAATCGTCTGGCCATTTCCTGCAGGATCCATTCATGCGGCGCGATGGCGTAATACTCGACCGTCGTCGCGTTGGTCCGCCGGTTGACCAGCACATGATGCTTCATGATCTGGCCTTCTTCGATGAACTGTTTGTAGATCGCCAGCCGGTCCGGCGGAATCCCGTCCGGCCAGAAGTCCACGCACTTGATGAACGGTTTGACTTCAGTCATAACGATCCTCCAGGTCGATGCTCATGCCGTCATAAATCCAGATTACAATCCCGGGCTCATCGCTGTAGTACTTTTCGACAATTTCCGAACAGATCAGCGCGTCGTCCTTCCAGAATCCCATGTCCGTCATGACGTCCTTCAGCATCTTGTTCAGATTGTCGCCATCCGGGCGGGTGATCTTCCACCTTGCCCAGCCTGGTCGGTGCTTCTTTGCGCTCTTCGGAAACGGAAACAGCCATTTCACGTCGAGCCGGATCGGCCTGTCCGTGATCGGCTCTGCCGGCACGTATGGCAGCAGCGCGTCCCGGAGGACCGCTTCCGCTGCAGCGACGTTTTTCTTCTTGTAATGGTGGATGTATCCCCCGACGACCCGCTCGCCCTTCTGCTGGGCGGTGGCCGTCGGCGGGATCATCTTCAGCTTGAATTTCATCGGGTCACTCCCTTCAATGTCCTGAGCGCGGACAGTGGACAGGGCGTCCTTTAGCCCCTGTCCCTGTTCCGCAGGACATTCTGTTAGGGACAGGACATTTATCTATATAAACTGGATTGTCCCTTTTTGTCCCTTTTTCAGATGTCCTCTTCCCACTCGCTCATATACCTCTTGATTGTCTTCTCAGATACCCCGAACTCATCAGCGTACTGCTTATAGGTTTTCCGTTTTCCGTCGAACTCGACGTCCCTGTTCACGGCCTCATAGACCTTTGCCTTCATGTCCGCCTTCTTCGCTGACTTTGCCAGACTGCCGATCTCCCGCCCGTTTTCCATGCTGCGCTCGTTCTCTTCCAGGTTCGCCTCTGTCAGAATCTCCCTGGCGTCCAGTTCGTGCAACGGGTAAGAGAAGAACAGGTTCACCGGCTCGATCCGCGGGAACTCGCGGAGGGTTGCTTCCAGGCGCCACGCGGTCACCTTCTCGCCGTATTCCGTCTTTGCTTCATCCATGCGTTCCTTCGGGATCCGCAGTTCGATCATGTCCAGCAGCGCGTCAGCGTCCCGGGCGAAAACACCGGAGCCGCTGGCCCGGTCCATGCTCGCCTTCGCTCCCTGAGCGCCTTTGCTGTGGTGGTGCGCGTAGATCACGCTGGCGCCGGCGTTCGCGATCCTGTCGATGGCGTTCGTGAACTTGATCACCGCTTCCGCCGCGTTTTCGTCGCCGATGCCCAGTTTGTAGGTCGGGTCCAGGATCACCGCGGCGTATTCCCTCGCCTTCATGGTCCGGGTGATCTGCGGGATCAGCTTGTCCAGGATCTCGACCTTCCCGCGCAGGTGTACGATGTCGATGTTCTCCCGGTGCGGGTTTGTCAGCTCCATTTTGTCGTAGACCTTCTTCATCCGGTCGTCGAAGCTGGCCTCGTCCAGTTCCATGTTCAGGTACAGCACCGGGCCCTGTTTGCACCGGAAGCCCAGCCACCGGCGGCCCTCCGCGATGGAGATCGCGAGCTCCACCAGTGCGAATGTCTTCCCGGCCTTGCTCGACGATACCAGCAGCATCTTGTGACCCTGCCGGAGGATGCCTTCGATCAGCTCCGGCTTGATCGGCGGCATATTGTCCCAGATCTGTGCAAGGTTCTGCACCTGCAGCGGCTCGACCATCTCGTCCTCGATGTAGTGCTGCCACTCCACGAAGTCGCTCAGGCCCATGTTCCGGTCTACGATGTACTGCAGCTTTTCTCCGCGCCGGAATCCGGGGAACCGGCTCAGGCGGCTCGGGTTTTTATCCTGTGTGTCCACCACCAGCCCGTGCTTCCGGCACACCGTGTACAGGAAGTCCACCCGCTCCTGGTACTGTTTGTAGTCGACGGCGCCGATATTCACGATCGCGTGCAGGCTTTTCCCGCCGGAGTGCACCAGCATCTTCACCGGCAGCCGCAGGTCCTGGATGATCTGGTACTGTGTGTCGATGTCCTGTGTGTCGCTCTCGACCAGCGCGTAGCGGTAGCTGGTGACGTTCTTGTTGCTCCGGCCTTCGCCGTCCATCGGGTTGAAGCAGATCCAGACGCCCGCCGCGTCGGTATAATCGCCGAAGGTCAACGTGATGTCATCCGGGTGCTTTTTGATGCTGTCCAGCAGCTGCTTCGCCGTCCGGGATGACGTCTTGCCGTAAGGCTTGTACTTGCCGTCCTCGTCCTGGTAGGCCGTTGTTATGTAGCAGACCTTTTCCTCCGGCTCAAACAGGGCGCTGATGTAGTCGCTGGCCTCTTTCGCCGGGCTGAAGCTGTCCTTCGTCGGCGGCGGTGTCAGCGGTTTTGTGTCCTCCCGCTGCCATCCGCTGGTGTCAATCGGCTCGCCGTCGTAGGTGATCACGTCGTCCCAGCTGTAGGTTTTCTTTCCGGCGACCGGGTCCCAGCCGTATTCCACGGCCATGTGGTACACCGTGCCCATGGTAACCTCCGTGCCGGCATAGTTGCCGAACGACCGCCACTTCTTTTCGCACTCGCCGGCATGGTACCGCGCCGGATCCGACGCGCTCCACTCCTCCCAGAGGGAGCAGGGCAGGCCATCTTTGTGGAGGGCCGCCCCGACGTTTGTCCATTCCTGGTAGTTGAGGGCTGAGCATGGAATATGCCGGAGGATCTCCCTGGCTTCGCTGATGTCCATCACCAGTTAATCACCTCCGGAGTTTCTCCATGTTCAAATCGAGCTTGTTTAGCGAGTTCAATCGCTTTTTGAGCTTCATTCTTCCCTCTGATTGTTCTCCATGGATCTCCATCCCCATCAAGCAAAACTGAGAAATGTCCGTCACCATCGTATGCTCCGCAGCTCCTGCAATAATATGACCCATTGCTTCCAAGGAAATATGGTTTTCCGCATACATGACATTTTGCAAGCCAGGAGTCGCTTTCTCCGGTAATCTCGAACAAATCTTCTGCCCACGCGTCTGTACATTGAAAATGGAAATCTGATTTTCCAATTACAACAGGTTTTCTTGACTCAAGAGCGAGCAGATTGACTTTATGAAGATCAAGTTCATCCAAGATTCCTTTTACTTCAAAGAAAGTCTTAGTTTCTGGAAGAAAGAAGTCTGGTAAGTACATTGTGCCGTCGGAAAAGCGGAACCCTTCCGGCTCGTAAATATACTTCATCTTAAGTGCATTGAAGAACACAGCCCACCGAGCCTCCAGACGGGACCGGAACCGGTACCCGTCATAGATGGTCTCGATGGCATGGATGTTCTCACACATCAGAACGCCCCCTTCTTGAACGCCTTTTTCGGGGCCTCCTCTTCCTTATCGAAGAACTTCCTCAGCTTGTTGCTCTGGCGCGTCTGGCCGTCCCTGCCGGTGTATTCGTCAACGTAGATCTCGCACCGGCCGCGCTCGCCGTCGCAGTGCAGCAGCTTCTTGAATTCCAGCTTGTCGCCGTGGCTCCGGATACCGATGGACCGCAGGAAGGCGCCGGCCTTCCACTCAAAGCCCTCCGCCAGGTAGATGTTCTCGACAACCAGGCTGGTGCCCAGCTCGCTGCCGTCCACCCGAAGGAACACTTTCGCCATATTGCAGGCCGGGATCTTGCTCCCGCCGTCATACCATCCTTTTTCGACCTTGATCACTTCAAAAGGATATTTGCCGTCCGGCAGGATCACCGTCTCCTGCCCGCCGCGCTCCTGTTCCTCGGTCAGTTCCGTCACGTCATCCCAGTCATAGGTCTTCAGATTCTCAATAGCCATAGTGTTTTTCCTCGCTTTCTGCCTTAGAACGGCAAATCATTAATTTTGGTCTGGGCCAGTTTGTTGACTTCCGGCCACGCTTCAATGAGGCACCCCTCAATAAAGTCAATGTCATAGTCGCGGATCGGCGTCGACAGGTCGTAGTATTCCTTGTCAGCCACAACCGCCTGGATCACTGTTGGGTCGTATACCATATCTTTGACCATCAGCTGCCACAGGTTTTCAAGTGCCGCGTCCTTTTCCGGGTTGTCGCTGCGGAGATAGTCCGGGCGGGTGCTGGGTTTTTCCTGTGCCTTCTTCGACGGCTTCTTCTCTGCCGGCAAAGACGCAGACATGGTCACGGTGGCCGGTGCGTCCTTCTTCACCTCGACCGGCTTCGGCGGTTCAGGCTTCGGTGTTTCGATCTCCTGAGCCTCCACCGGGGCGGCCTCGCCGAACAGCTGGGCGATCTGCTCGTATTCCATCGGCATTTCGTCCGGCAGGCCGAAGCGGTTCTTCGCATCCCAGCAGGCGCTGTGGTTGGCATACATGATCCGCTTCTGCCCTCCACGGGCCTTCTTGGTCTTCCCGTCCGCAGCGGTCACCACGTCCGTTTTGTAATTGCAGAACAGCAGCATATCCAGCCATTCCTTGACGATGGGCGCAATGTTCTTCTCGTTCAGCTTCAGCATATAGCGGTCGTAGGAGCCCATCTCGTCCGGCTGCTCGAACTTCCGGATCATGCTGTGACAAACCAGGACAACGTGCACGCCCCGGGCGACGATCGCGTCCAGCAGCTCCAGGATCTGCTGCATCTTCTGCTTCGCGTAAACGTAGCCTTTGCCGTAGCCGATGTCCTCGATGTTCTGGATCTTCTTCTCGGCGCACACCGCCTGGAAGATCAGCTTCTCCAGCCAGTCCACCGTGTCGATAACGATGGTCCCGACCTGCTCAGCGTTTCCCAGCACCCAGTTCAGCTGCTCCAGCACGTCGCCCAGTTCCGCCGGCGGATCGAACCGCGCTACGTCCATGTGCTTCGTGCTGCCTTCCGTGTCGATGAATACGACACCGGGGAAATTGCTGGCGAAGGTCGTCTTGCCGACGCCCTCCGGCCCGTAGATCCCGACCTTAATGGCCGATTTGATACGTCCTCTGGTAATGTTCATTACTTAATCACCACGCTTTCCGTCTCTTCCAGTTTCGCGTATTCGATCTCTTTCCCGTCCTTCAGGGCCTTTTTGATCTCATCCTTACGCAGCTCGGGCTCTTTGTACCGGATATAATCCCGCGGGTCTTCCGTGTTCCGCTCAAGCCATGCGATCAGGTCCTTCTCATCGCCGACAATGGTCACCCGCTGGCTGTGGGTCTGGTACACATTGCACCGGGGCGTCTTCAGCTTCTCGCCGCCCAGGGCGACCAGTAGCCAGTTCTTCAGCCCGTCGATCTTGTTGTCCAGTGACTTCTTCCGGGTGTTCAGTTTATCGGCCTCTGCCTTGACGGCCTCCGCCTCCGCTTTCAGGTCCTTCACCCACAGGGCAACGCCTTCCAGCTTTGCTTCCCGCTCCAGCTGCAGCGCGTCCAGCTTCTCCACGTCGAGGATCTCGCCGGTTTCCAGATCTACGCAGTCCAGGATATCCTGGTTGATCTCATAGAGTGCTCTCACTTGTTGTCCTTCCTTTCGTACCCGACGCATAGGTCGGTAAAATGATCCAGTGCTTCTTTGAAATACGGTCTCGGTTGTTTGATTTCCGGATTGTACCTGATTGTGTTCCCGTCGCTCATGGGCATCATCAGATACGGCAGCTGGTCGCTGCGGCGCTCCCAATGCTACTTCGCGTTACGGGTGTCAGCAAGGATCCTGATCACAGGTCCACCCCCAGCACCCGGACAACTTCCGGGAAAACACGCATCAGTGCGGCCCATTCCGCAAGGCTCATGCTGACGGCGGTTCCGTCCAGTGTTGTCCAGTCCAGGAAACCCTGTTTCCGGTAGTACTGGAAGTCACCGGCCTCGGTACTGATTCCTGTCACTTTGTACTCGATCGGAGGGCACAGCCCGCCGACCTTTTTCTCCGGCACCTCCACCACCTCGACCTGGTTTGTCTCCGGCGTCTCGATCCGGATCGGGCCGTCGACCTTCACCGTGGCCGGCGCCGTTACGCCGTACCGGTCTCTCGCGTTCTGCTTCCACTTGCCGATGTGGGTGATCCCGTGATCGGTCAGATACTGGTCAAGGCCGGGGTCGTTCGCCTTCCACATCCGGACGGCCTCCGCCATGTCGTCCCGGCTCATCCGGGTCCGCCTGCCATCGTTTGTCTTGTTCACTTGTTTCTCTTCCTTCCTTTTGTTGTCGTACGCCCTCAGGCATTTCCATGAACACATGAACCGGTTCTTTCTCTTGTACCCCCACAATTCAGGCCATTGAACAACAACCTGCTTTTTGCATACCGCGCACCTGATAATCACTGCGGATCGACCTCCAGCCACTCGGCGAGGATGTACCCGCGGGACGTACACGCCCAATCCCCGGCGATATAGAAGACTTGCACGTCGCTGCCGTTGACCAGCCAGGGCGACCGCTCCACCTTCGGGCCGTTCATCCACCGCCGGCAGGCTACACGGGACTTCGCGATGCAGCAGTAGGTCTGAAACACCGGTTCCGGTTCGTATTCAGTGACGTATCCGCAGAACACCCATCCCTCGCCGTAATCGCCGACGCCGTAGCACCGGATGAATCCGTTGCTGCTGGTACCGTCCGTCTCGAACCAGTCGCCGACTTCCAGATAACCGACTTCCATGCCGTTCTTTGACGGCGTCCGGCGGACGATGACCTGGCTGCCGGGCTTGCAGAGGGTGTACACTTTGACCAGCGCCTCTTCGCCCTTGCAGAACGTGACCGTCAGGGCCACGGTGACGACGATGATCACCGCGAGGAAAATGATGGCAGCCACTATCTTTTCTTTGTCGAATATGCTATACTTTTTTAAGGATTTCATATCACATGATTCCTTTCTTAGTCCGTCGGCGTGGCAGCGCCGGCGGTCTTTTCGTTTACGATTGCCTTCAACAGGATCCGGATGTCCGCCAGCACCTCCCAGATCTGTTCCAGCAGCTGGTGATCCGTCGGCTCTTCCGGATCCCCCGGCATCTCCCCGATCTTCTGCAGGAAGTCCTTCCGGAAGAACCGCACCCGGTCGCCGCTAACCTCGTATGCGCTGATGTGATAATCGCCGTCCTTCACATGCTTCCGCAGCACGCCCGGATTCATGCCCAGCGCCTGGGCGATCAGGTCGGCGTTGACGGTCACCGATTCCATCATCATCATGATGTTGATGGCCTCTCTCTGTGATCCGGTCACCGGAATCCCTCCTTCACGGCCTTCCAGCGGCAGCCATCGCAGGCACCAAGATACGATTCGTGGTAGGCGCCACACTTCAGGCACAGCTCGTTCACACAGTCCTTCAGGTCGCTCTCCGTGCCCGTGATCGCGCTGATAAGTTCCATCGCGTGCATGCTGATCTGGACGTCCGTCCCGCCAGGCAGCTCCGTCAGGTCCTTGACGATCGCGTTCAGCGCCTCGTTTGTCTCTTTCCTCATATGTTCGCTCCTTCCTCAGCGGCCTTCTCCGCGTCGATGCGCTTCCAGTATTCCTTCTCGCTGCCGTCCGGCCTGATCATCCAGTAGCTCGTGTGGAACCAGTAGCCGATGCCGTTCGCGTGCTGGATCCGTTCCTTCCGACTCTGGATCTGGTTCGGGTTCCCTGGCTTTTCATAGGTGATCGTCTTCTCGCCGGTGGCCTTGATTGTCTTTCCGGTCTGCTTCCAGCAGTTCATGATCCATCTCCTCTCTGTTTAATCGTTTGGACAGTCAGGGTAAAAAATTTTGTCGACAGTAGTGCCCAACGCTGTCGCGATGGCCGCAAGCGTTCCGACAAGCACGTTTTCGTACTTGCCAGTCTCTATGGAGGAAATCGTCTGGCGGCTTACACCGCTTTTCTGCGCGAGCTCTTCCTGGGTCATCCTCAGCGCTTCACGTCGCTCTTTGATCTTGAAACCCATTCGACCTGAGCCTCCTTTCTATTGAGTTTGTGTCCAACACATTAGACATTCTAATCCATATCTTGTGCCGTGTCAAGTGCTTTGGACACAATTTGTAAAAATAATTTGACATCATATTATATGCTGTGTAAAATGGGTCTTGCAGAGGGAGGCGAAACAAATGAAATTAGAGGACCTGATTAAAAAATATCGGGAAGATAATAATATTTCCCAGCGTGAATTCGCCCGCCGGTGCGGCCTGTCAAACTCGCTGATCTCCATTTTTGAAATGGGAAAAAATCCGCAGACAGGCAAAACAATCTCTCCGGACCTTGAAACCTACAGAAAGCTCGCCAATGGTATGGGTACATCTATCCAGAATCTTTTCGAGGTGCTGGGAAACGATGCCATGATGAAAATAGGGCATGATTATTCTTTCAGTGGCGATGAATTTGAGCGGTATATGACGTCAACCGTCCCTGAGAATTTATCAGATGAAGACCAGCAGCGCCTCGAAGCGCTCCACCAGAACCCATCGTTGGGCCTCCTGTTCGACCGGACGCGGAAGATGTCGCACGACGACGTGGAGTTCATGCTCCAGTTCGCCGACCGGATCCTCAAGGAGCGGGATGGGGATGAGTAAAATCTTCCCCATCTCTCCCGGTATGCTGATCTTGAGGTGATACCGATGAGAGACTACCGCGTTACACTTGCGAACCTGCCGACAAGCGTCCGGGGGTTCGTGTTCCTGGAGTCTGACGGCGTGCCCCGGATCGTCCTGAACGCGAACCTCACCCGGGAGCAGAACATGAAGACCATGAAGCATGAGATCCGGCACATTGAGAACAATGAACTGACCGACCAAAATTATAAGGAGGAATTACCATGACAATCCTGAAGCGCGGCCTGATCATTGGGCTGATCCTCGTCCTGATCGCCTTCCTGGGCGGCATCGCGCCGCTGGATCTTCCGATCATCCTGATCGTCGCGATCCTGGTGATCCTGCTTGGCATCGTGTCCTATCTGTCTCACAACCGGAGGGATAATGATGAGTGAAAAAAAGCGCCGCACCAAATCCCGCGGAAACGGGACCGGCACGGCATTTAAGCGTGGAAACAGCTGGACGGCTCAGGTGGTCGTCGGCTGGAAGATCATCGCGGAGGACAAGCCCCTCCGCGCGATCACCCGATCAAAGAGCGGTTTTAAGACCAGGGACGCGGCTCTTCAGTATTGCCCCATCCTGAAGGCTGGCGGGCATCAAAAACCGCAGTCAGCGCCGACAATGATGAAATACTGGGACACATACAGGGACGGCCCGTATAAGGCGCTGAGCGCGTCAAAACAGCAGGCGTACAGAACCGCGTGGAAGAAGCTGGAGAGCATCCAGCACGTCCCGATCGATCAGCTGACGGTGGCCGACCTTCAGCAGGTCGTTTCAGAGAAGTGTAGCAGTTACTACACCACCCGCGACGTCCGGGCCCTGCTGATCAGCCTGTATCGGATCGCCGCCGCGGAGGGATGGGTCCGTCAGGAGATCCCGACCTTCATCCAGCTGCCGGCGCTTGAGGAAACAGAGCAAACACCGTTCAGTGAGACGGAGCAGGCAAACCTCTGGAAACTGTACGAGGCCGGCGACCTCCGCGCAGCTGCTCCGCTCCTCATGATCTACACCGGCATGATGCCCGGCGAGGCCATGGCCCTCAAGGTGGAGCAGATTGACCTCGAAGGCCACCGGATCCACGGCGCCGGCATGAAGACGAAAGTCCGGAAAGCGACCGACATCGTCCTGGCGGAGGCGATCATCCCGCTGGTGCAGGATCTGATCGACCACGCGCAGCCCTCCGGGTACATCTGGAAGCGCGTTGAAAAGGAATGGTACGATAACTATTATGCTGCGCTGCAGGCTGCCGGATGCAGAAAACTGACGCCGTACTCATGCCGGCACACGACCGCGACCGCCCTGGCCATCACGGAAGGCATCGCCCCGCAGACCGTCAAAAAGGTGATGCGCTGGTCCACCGCGAAGATGCTCGACCGCTACGCTCATCCGGATCAGGCCGACACGCTGGCGGCTGTCAATCAGATCAAAAAAGCCCGGTAAAAATCACTGTACTCCTAACCTATTCCTAACAATGAACCTTCAAACCCTTTGTTTTCAATAGTCCTTCCGTCCCCTGCTAAGGGAGTAGTGTCAGTGATGGCAGCCCGGGTTCAAATCCCGGCTTCTCCGCCAAAAACGCCCGCAGATCAATGATATGCGGGTTTTTTTATGCCTTCTGAAGCCAGGATAAAAAGCTCGCTGAAAATCAGAAAAAATCGCTCTACTCCTAACGTACTCCTAACACATTTCAGGCACAAAAAAAGCGCCCCGGGATCGCTCCCAGGGCGTGTTTTTTAGTTTTCATCGTCAGGCGGTTCGATTAGCGCCGGCACTTCGGCCTCCGGCAGTCCAGTGGCCAGGCTCGTCAAAATGCTGAGGACAAATGCCGCACCACTCACAGAAAGTGCACGGAGCCACTGTACCTCCTCCAGCGCTGCCCCCACCGCAATAAAGCCGACGAAGGTCTGAGCAAACGTCCGGACCGCCCTGATCAGGGCCGCAAGGATCCATTTTTTCCAATCTCGCTTCATTCATGTTTCCTCCTTAATTAGTAGTAGTAATCTGTGCAGGCGCGCCTGTTGCCGGCTGTGCCGCTGCCTGCGTCTGCGGGGCCGGTGCCGGAGGGTCCGGCGGTAGGTCGATAAATCGTTGCCGCAGATTGTCCATCACGCCGTTGGCACCCAGCGCGTGATATTGCTGATAGACGTTTTCTAAGTTTGATCTGTCATTTTCATCAGCCCATCCCTGCTGGCGGTAAAACTTGTACCCCTGCAGAAGACGGTCACGGAGCAGGGCTTGTACGCCCTTCTTCACTGCGCGGATCTGCACCCACGTCGTGACGATTACACCGAGCAGGATCGCCGGGACGCCGGCAGCCTTGACGACGTCCCATACTTCTGGACTCATCTCACTCACCCTTTCTGCAGGTACTTCGACATCATGTACCCTTCTTTTCCGCTGTAGCTGACATGATCCCAGTCGCTGGGCGGGTCGGTCAGCTTGATCTTCGTTCCGGTCGGGACCCTGATCAGGACCTTGCAGCCCGTTGACGGGCCCTCCCGCAGCGCGACGTTGTTTCCGGTCACTGTTGCATATCCTTTTGGAGTCGGTTCCGGTTCCGGAGGTGTAGGCGTCGGAGGCGTGGGTGTCGGAGGAACGGGTGCCGGGCTGATTCCGTTCGGCACGGCCCAGTGCGTCCACTTGCTGGCCATTTTTTCGTGATACTCGACGCCATTGGAGCACTCGACGGTCTCCCCGTTCAGGCCGAGGCCGGTGTGCGCCATTTTCTTTGGATTATTTTTGTCCGGATAAAACAAACATACCAGCGTATCAGCCGGTATGCCATCCTTCACTTCGCCCTTCGCCGACCAGTTCGACGCCGTGTTCCACTGGCTCGTCGCGCCTTCGCCGACCAAGTCAATGCCGACCTGCAGCAGGCACCAGTCCGTGAAGCCGCGGCAGTCATAGCACCGCACGCGCTCGCCTCCAGGGAACCACTGACAGCCGGCACAGGACGGCTTCGGGTTGCTGCTCCGGAGCACCTGGCATTTGCTGTAGATCGTCGGGTGGGAATCGCGGTACCTTTTCTTCCGTTCGGCTGTGGTGCAGTAAGCGCCCCACGCGCCGAAAACATAGGGCCATCCGACGCACAGCTTCGCCGTGTTCCAGACGATCGCCTGGTTGGCCCATCCGTCCTGCTTCATCTGCAGGATCTGTTCGTCTACCTGTCTCGCACTGTTCACTTCTTATGGTCGCCCCCTTTCCATTTTCGTGGATCCACGCCGCCGATGATCAAAAAATCGCCTACCAGGGCGGCAACGGACACACCGATCAGGACCCAGACCCACCAGTCCATGATGCACCTCCGTAGTGCGTTATTTCTCTATTTAGTTGCTGATGTTCCTCAACCAAATAAGTGTAAACCAATATGCTTTTACTTCTGGTTTATATATTTCAATATTTCCATTTGTATCAATTCTTATAACCCTGCTAGCTGTTCCATCTTCTGCAACACAAACAGTTCTAACTTCATATGCTGGTTTATAACTGCTCTCTACTGTTGCAACTCTTAACCAATCGTTTGTTGCCGTTTTTGGGCTTATGCCCGAAGAATAAATTATCAAATCGCCAACAAGTTGTATATAACCAGTACTCCATGACCAAGAGGTATTTGTGGTGTTAATAGTAACAGCACTATAATATCGCTTTGTTAATGTTCTGTCGTTTGTCGCAGTTAAGTTTGAATTTAAATCATCAATCTGGTCCTGGACAGAGTCGTTCCCGACGGCACCGAGTTTGGTGTCGATCAGGTTAAAGTTATAGTTGATGTCGTCCACGCTGGCCGGGTCCGTGCCCAGCGGAATTCTGAGGCCGATATTCGGGGTCGGGGTTCCTGTTGCTGCCATTGTTAATTACCACCTTTCTGATTAGTCGAGAATTGAACAAAACAATCCAGAGCTTCGATGTCATCCATGGACAACGTCAGCCCCGGCGTGGAAAGAGGAATTTGAACCGGATTCACCTTCAGGTCGACGTCCATGTCGCCGATCTCTTTCAGCTTGTCCCGGAACGCAGCTGCAGCCTCCGGAGAAGGAAACGTGACGCTCCCGTCAGGGTTCACCGTGGCGCCGGCGCTCATCTTCTTTTCCTCATCGATCTGAAAATCGAGATGCGGCTGCAGCTCGCGCTTGATTTTGAACAGTTCAAAGGCCGTCGTGGCCGGGAGTCCCTGCTGGCCCAGCTTGATTAGTGCTTTGTATGCACGGACAATGGTGCTTTGTCTCATCTGATCCTCCTTACTCGCCCAGGACATCGACCGGCGCGGCCAGTGCGATGCGGACGTTCCCGGATTCAGCGAGAACAATCGCCTCGATCAGGTTCGTGTAGCCTTTGAATTCCTTACTGACTTCCCCATCGATCAGGCCCTGGATATGCTTTGTTTCTTCTGGATCCGCGAAGATCGGAACCAACTCGATCAATTTGAACCCGATGATTTCGAGATAAAGCACCTGCGTCACGCCTGCAGACGTCGCGCCAGCAAAGCGGACCGCGTATTCTTTACCTGTTGCTGTCTTGATAGATAGTTCCATAAGGTCCCTCCATTAATCACCCAGATAGAAGTGCCAGTTGCCGTCTCCGTCTCTTCTCTGCCGCCACATAGCCTGCTTATAACCTGCACCCGTGTCGACGTAGAGTTTCCTTGTGTGCGTGTTGTTCGTGCAGATGTCAGTTGCGTAGATGCTGCCGGCCATCAGACTGTCGAGCCTGGCGCGTGCCGTGTCACCATTGTCAAGCGAGGTCTGGACGCCTGAACTTGTCTTGACCCTACTGACTGCGCCGTCCGTAATCTTCGTCCCGCCAATGGTGCCGTCTGTCACGTTGCTGCCGTTCATTGTCACGCCGCTGCTGAAGGTGATCGAATCGACTGTGATGTTGCCCTTAATGACTGCGAGACTCGCGTTCAAAGCACCGCCTCGGGTCACATAGAACGGTGCATTGGTTCCACTGCCGCCTGCATAAATGACAGGTTGTGTAATCACTGACGGATTGCTGTTGTCCAGGGCGATGAGATTCATTCCGCTGCCACTCGACAGGGAGTTTGCCCCGATATTCCAGCCGCCGATCGTACCGGCCGTACTCGTGATCCGGCCAGTCATAGACACATTCCCGGAATCATCGATGTTGAAGTTCGTGGACGTGATTTGGAACTTACCGCCGGACGCGATCGTCAGATCCGCGCCTGACTTAATGTTTATGCTCGCCTGAGAGTTGAGAGTGATCTCGCTGCCTGCTGAAAGAGATATATCTTTCTGGGCTGTGAGAGCGATGCCGCTGTTATTGATTGTGATTCCGGCTACGATGCCATATTTGTCGAGCAGTTTAAGATCGATTTCCCTGACAGTCTGTGTGATTCTCGTGCTCAGTGAATCTTCCGTTTCTGTCGCCCTGGTAATCTCGGCCGTGATGCTCTGCGCGTTCTGCGTGATCCGGCTGGACAGTTGAGACTCGCTGTTGACACGCTGAGTCACCTCGCTCGCGATCTGGTTGGCCTGGACAGTCAGCTGCGCGGTGTTCTCCACCAGCTGGTTGTTCATGGTCGCCTGCGCCTGCGCCATCAGGGTGATCTCTTTGTCGGTCTCGATGATCGCCGTGCTGTGCCGGACCTCCGCGCCGTGATCGCTGACCAGAACCCAGTCATAGCCGTCCCATGCATATTCTTTCGGGCCGTCCATGCTGTTCCAGTCGTAGGTCGCCGCCAGGGTGTTCCAGTTCATTGTCGCGGCTTTATCCCATGTGACGATATGATATCCCGGTTCAGCCTTTATCCAGTGGTCGCCGAAATTGACGATTACGCTGGAATCATTGCGCGGGTCTGTCAGCCGGATGTATGTCACACCCTTTGACGCGACCGAAGCGACGGCCATGGCAATCTCGAGCTCGGCAACAGTCAGACGCGTCTCGAAGCTGACAAAAGATTCGCCGTCGTAAATTTTCTGCCAGCTCCCGCCGTTCCATGTGTACATGTTCGGGTCGGTTGCGCCGCCCAGGAAGTTCCATGTATGCTGCGCCGCCCAGGACCAGGTGTTCTCCTCGACCTCTTCCCAGGCATAGCGCTTTTCAGACTCGACCCAGACGTCTCCGGTGTTGAATGTGTCCAGCCCGTAATCAGCCGGGTCCGGAGGTGTAAGAGAGATATATGTTTTACTGAATCCGGTCGCCTGGACGTTCAGGCCCTGGAAGTCCATGGCTGTCTGCCAGGTCAAACCGCCGTCCCGGGTGAAGCCGATGCCGTACCGGGTGCCGTCATACTGACCGATGCGGATCTGCTGGCCGGAGTCGTTTGGATTGATGATGTAAATGTTCCCGGCATCCCAATAGAAGTTGGTCGTGCCCAGGATCCGGATCAGGTTCGCCTGCAGTACGCCTGATGTGATGTAATCCGCGACGAACTGACCGTCAATGCTCCATGCGGTGCCATAGGTGCCGTGGTAGCCGTCCTGGCTGAAGGCGATGCCGGCATTATTCATCCGGATGATATTGACAGCCTCTTCGATGTCCGGATCATCCATGATCAGGATCTCATCCGGCTCTCCGTCGTTATCGGTGTCATTCATCACGACATAGCCGCCCAGCTGGCCGGTGATCTTTTCAGACACCTGCCGTGCCGTATCCGTCAGTGTAGACGTAGCGGTGTATGCCTGGTCTGCCGTTTCCTTAATGCCGGTGATCGTGTTGGCAATCGACGCCCGGATAGATCCGAGCTCGATCTTGTTGTACCGATCCGCCAGGACGTTCCAGCGCGTCCGGACGCACTTCGCTGCGGCGCTGATGCCCAGCGCATCGAAATAGACGTGCACGGTGTCGCACAGGTCCACGCGTTCCTTGATGTCCTCAAGCTGAACAAAGCCCAGCTGAAGATTCACAACCGGGACGCCGATGTCATGGCTGTCAAGGTACGAATACGCGGCCAGCCTCAGTTGTTCTTCGGTCGGTTCTTCCTCGAACTTGTCGCTCAGGTCGACCGGGCAGATCTTCGTGAAGGTGAACGTGCCTTCCGCGTTAATCGTCTTTTCCGGCAGCGTGACGATCGCCCGGGTATCCTGATTGAACCAGAACGGATAGATCCCGGTGTAGACGTTCGCGTTGTTCTCTTCCTGCTTAATGCTTGTCAGGTTCTTCCCGTAGCGGATCGTGACGCCGCGGTCCGTTCCTCTGTTCGCGTCAAACCGGCAGGCATAGCCGTCATAGGACCATTCACCGTGCCAGTGATCGATCAGAGAACCGGACGTCCCGCCCATCAGCGCCCGGATGGAAGTCGGCTTGAGGACTTCCAGCGTGCCGGTGGCCGTGCTCATGTCCGAAGAAAACGTGAACGGGCACGGGGACGGCGTGCAGTTGGCCGTCAGGGCGATCAGAGCGGACTGCACACCGACCGCGGAGAAGGCGCTGTCGATGAATCCGCTAAGGTCATAACAGAGATGCTGGGCGTTAATCGTGACAATGCCGTTAAGCGGTTTCGATATCTTGTAGATCCGGAAGGGCTGCGGGTCGTCGGTATAATTCGGTTTAGCCAGGATGATCATCCGCAGCGCGATATCAGCGTAATGCTGACCGCTGACCGGGTATGTCATTTCCAGTTCATACTGGCCGTTTCGTTCCTCCGTCACTTCACAGGTGACCGCATCGGACAGCGCACCCAAACCGAACGACGCCCAGCTGGTGGAGTCAGCCTGGTGCAAAACAGGGATCATTGCTCCACCTCCTTAGAGCTCCCACCACCGGGGCGTGATCTGGACAGTGCTGACCGCCCCGCTGAACCCGATCGAATTGGATCCGGGCGCCAGCGTGGCGAATTCGCTTGTACTGCTTTCCACGATGCTGTTTTTGTTGTTTCCGCTGCCGTCATAGCAGTTCATTGTGTCGCAATCGATATAGACCGGTACGCTCGTGTCGCTGATGGTGAACACCGTGCTGCCGATCGTCACAGATCCCTCAGCGCCTCCGCCGGTGACAACCAGCAGCGGCCTGGACGCGAACGCGGTCGGATTGGTAATTGTGCCTGGGATAATCAGCGTGGTTGGTGTCTCGCCGCTGGTCAGGAACCGCTGCGGCTTGCAGTCAAACTCGATTTTCGCCCGGCCCACACGTGTCATGATGTTTTCAATGTCGAATGGCCCAACAAAGTGTGCCATGCGGAAGTGATTCGGATCAAAGTCGTCTTCCAGTCGCTGATAACCGACAGGCCCGAACAGCCAGGCGGAAACACTGGAAAAAGCGCCGGGGACGGCGTGCTCTGACCCGTCACCGGCGAAGATCTCATACTCTTGCTTGACGTTGTCCCATGCGTCCTGCGGGCGGATAATATCGCCGCTGCGGCCCGGCACAGAGTAAACATCAACTTTTCTTTTCGGTTTTTCATAGAGTGGTGCAGTCTCGACGTAGATCCCGAGGCTGTCAGAGGTCACATTGTTCCAGGTGATCACGCAAACACCGCCTCCTGTCTGTCAATGCTGTGCTGGATCCGTTCCATCACGATGTCGGCCAGCGTCCGGACGTCCTGTCCCTCCGCGCCGTACACATTGATGGTCACGTCATGCGGACCGGCTTCCTCGCGCACGATGTCGCGGAGGTCATCCAGGGCACCGACGAATTCGGGACGCTTTTCAGCGATGCCGATCACGGTGGGCTGTGTGAAAACGCCGCCCTTATCGTACCATTTAACGTTCAGCGACGGCGCGCTCATATAACCATCGGATCCGTCCGTATCCCACACACCGGACCAATAGAAATGCGGGGTGCTGATGTACGGCAATGTCCACGTCACATTTGCGAACAGATCGTCGATGGAATCAAGCGCTGTTGTGACGGTTTCAACAAGCGTGTCCAGGTTCAGCAGGTTGATATTGTCAATGGCGTCCTTAATGTAATACTTAAAGTTGTAGTTCTTCCCTTTGAATGTTGTTTCAAGGGTTGTCAGAGTGGATTCAATGGACGTCTTAAAGTCAGTGAAGTCTGTTTCGGCGTCAGTTGTAAACGTATCGATATCTGTACCGGTTGTTTCCGCCTGAGTAGACAAATCACCGATAGACGTCGTTATCGTATCGATATTGGTACTGAGGTTTGTCTCTTTCTTAGTCTGATCGTTAAGTTCTTTAATGGCGTTTGCCAGGTTCGTCATGTTCGTCGCCGCTGTATCAAGCCCTGTCGCGTTTTCCGTGATCGTCTTCAGCGGCGGGCCGATCTTTTCAAGTTTATTGGCGATGTCATGATCTGCCATCCAGCCAGCCTCGTGGTTAATATCCTTGATGCCGATCGCTATGCCGCCCAAAGTGGCGACCAGGTCAAACACGTTGGTCTCGTTGGCCAGGCGGATCGCCGCGTCCGCAACCGTAGCAAAGCCGTCTCCGGCCTTGGTGGCCGCAGTCCCGATGCTGTCGAACACGCCGGAGAGCTTCTCCAGGATGTTTGCGATACTGTCGTTAATGCTGACGACGCCGTCAGAGATCGAAGTGATTATGCCGCTTATAGCGTCACCGATCGACGTTATCGGTGTCGCAAGAGATTCATTGAATTCACTGAACGATGTGACAATGCTTGTCAGGTTTGTTCCGATGCTGTCAACAATATTAACAACTGCATCCCCGATCGATGTGATCAGCGTGCTAATGCTTTCGATGATCGGGCTTATTTCCTTTACTATGCCATTGAAAGAATCAATGATCTCCGGCAGTTTTTCAGCGACCGTTTTGACCATTTCCTGGATGTACGGCATAAAGGGTTCCAGCCCCTCCAGGATTGTCTTGATCGCTTCTGCAATCCCTGGCGCGTGCTCATCCAGCGCAGCAATTATGTTTGCACCGAGATCACCGAACGCTTTCAGAATTGTCGGCAGCCCGCTTTCTTCGTCTCCGATCGCGCTGAACAGCTTGCCGACGATTTCGACGCCCTTATCGAAGATGTCCGGAAGGATTTCGCCCAGTTTCGTGACAATATTCTGCAGGACCGTGCCGATCGTAGTGAAAAGAGTGGAATCTTCACCTGTTTCCCCTGTAATTCCGGAGATCAGGTTGGTGATCATTTCGCCGCCCTTTTCGACGATTGTCGGGAGCAGATCTGCAATGCCAGTTGCCAGGGAGCCGACAGCCGCAATCGCGCCGTCAATAAGTTCAGGAGCGTGCTCGACAATACTGCCAACCAGGCTGACAACAATATCAGCACCGGCAGCAATAAGCGTTGGAAGCGCTTCCACAATCGCGCTGCCAAGGGTGGTCAGGATGTCGGTCGCAAGCGGGACAATGGTCGGCAGGTTCTCAGAGATCGCGCCGAGAATGGCCGTCAGGATCTCCCCGCCGGTCTCGACCAGAGTAGGAAGCACTTCCTTGATCTTTTCGGAGATACTGGCAATACCGTCTTTGATCAGGGCGATACCGCCGTCAGTGTCTCCGGAGAAAATCTTGGTAAGGCCGTCCATGATGGTCGTTATCCCGGGCAGGAAGTCTGCCATCATCCGGTTTTTCAGCCCGTCAAAGGACTGCGTCATGTTCTGCAGGCTGTCCTGGAACGCGGCGGAGGCTTTCACGTCTTCCTCAGACATGACGATTCCGAGATCATGGGCCTGCTGACGCATGGCCTCGATATCTTCCGCTGAGGTGTTCAGCAGGGCTCCCATTTCGGTCGCACCGCGTCCGAAGAGTTCCTGAGCGATCCGGGCGCGTTCGGTTTCATCCTTGACACCCGTCAGGGCGAGCATGGTCTTATTCCAGAGCTCTTCCCGGCTCATGCTCTGCGCTTCTTCCTGGGAGATTCCCAGCTTATCGAAAGCGTCAGAACCGTTCGCCGCAGCAGTGGACAGCCTGACCATGGACGACTTGAGCGATTCCATGCTGGTTCCGCTGTGCTGCGCTATGAAGTCCCATTCCTGATAGGCGTCCGAGGACATCCCGATCTTCTGGGACATTTTGTCGATATTATCGCCGTATGCAGCGGTCGCAGCTGAGGCGTCATAGATGCCCTTGACCAGGGCGCCTGTGCCGGCGATCGCCGTGGTGACCGCGGCGGCCATGACCTTAGCGCCTTTTTTAACGCCGTTCCCGAAACTGCTTGTAAACTTATTGCCGGAGTTTTTGCCGGCCTTTTCGCCGGCTTCTTCGCCCGCGGAGGTCAGCTGATTCGTCATCTCACGCTGCGAACCCTCCATAGACGGAACTATGGTTACTATCGCCCGTGCGACCTCAATGCCGTCAGCCATGTTTCTCCCTCCGTTTCTCTATCCATTCGCGCATCTTGTCCGGTGGCATCGCATCCTTTTTGCCGCCGAATGTTTTCTGGTTCTTCTTACTGTCACCCGGGCGCGGGTACGGTTTCGGCTTGCTTGGCCGTCCACCGTGCGCCTTTATAAGGATTGCACACATCTGTCCGAGATAATCTATGACATCTGCGAGCATTAAGTTCGTTTTGTAGGTTGTCGCCCATGCGGATGCCTCCGGGTCTATCTCCCGCACGGTCGCGCTGGTTGGATCCATGTACCTCAGAAACGAGCCGAGCGCACTCCACGAAAGAGTGCGCCCGACTGATTCAAGGCCGCGGCCTGTTGACATGATCAGGTCACGTTCTACCGCCTCGCGGTGTTCGTTTACGAATCCGCTGAGGCCGAGGATTCCCCCAGCTTCGCTTTCCCTTCACTCAGGGCGTAGGAGTTGAAAATGGAGAAGTACTCCATATCACCGATTTCGGCGTCCTTCAGGTCCGGCGCGTACTTCAGGACAAAGTCCTTGATCAGTTTGCCGCGCTTTTCCAGGTCTTCAGCCGCGTCGATCTTCCGCATCATTTCCGCTTCCGCGAAGGAAAGCTGAGACAGCGCCGGCAGGGTATAAACCTTGTCCGTGCTGCCTTCAAGCGCGAACGTGAAGCCGCGCTGTTTCCTGACGATATAGTCAGCCATTGGGAAATCCTCCTTTAATTAATCAGCCGCTGGTCTTCTGGCCGTCATCCTTGACGAATTTCCAGTCGCCCTCGATGGTGGGGTTCCAGGTGATCGCGCCGGTAGGATTGAAGGCCACGTCGCCGACTTCCGTCACGGTGCAGTCAGCGCTGCAGAGCATAAACTCGTCGTCGCCATCCTTGCCCAGGAAGACGAAAGCGTAGTGGTTGCTGGTCGGTCCCTGGCTCATGTCCACATTAAGCAGTTTGCCATGGGTGGTGGTCGCCGCGGTCTCGGTGACGCGGTCGCCGAAGATGGCAGTCAGGCTGGCTTTGGTGGTGGAGATCAGGGAAACGTTCACGGTGCCCTTTTCGGTCATGACCTGGCGCCGGGCCGTGCGGCTCCAGTCGCGGATCACGTCCACGCTGCCGAAGGGAGTCAGGGTCGGGCCGTCTTCAGAGATATAGCCGCCCTCGACAAAAGCCGCGTCCAGCGTGTCGCTGGGGAAAGTGGGCATAACCAGTTCATCATCGACCGGCGCGTAATAGAACATGCCGGACACATTGCCGAGACCGATGTTGACGTCATTGCTCGCCATAGGTTTTTACCTCCGTTATATTGTAGTTGTTCCGATGTGCGCCGTCACGGTCAGCCGTGCGGAACACATCGCAAGATCCGGTCGCACAGGGTCGACACCCCAGCTACCGGATGAAGTGACTTGTATGTGCCTGACGGGCGTCGTGCTGTCCCGGGCGACCTTCCGCAGGATGCCGACTGCTTTGTTGAGCAGTTCAATGGCCTGCGAGGCCCGCTGGGCGCGGCTGTCAAGCACAATCTGGAAATTGTCGATCGTGTCGCGATCGGAGCCGCCCACCTGTGTGACCAGGATGCACGGCGTCGTGAAGTCAGCTGGCAGCGGACGGCAGTAAACAGTCAGGAACGAGTCCAGGATCTTCTGGACCTCGTACTCGATATCAACCGATGTCTGAATCTGCATTACATCACCGCCCCACTGAGTGCTTTATCTTCTGACTCCGCTATCATGCTCGCCCTGTCGGTCGTTCCCACGAATCCGACGTAACGATTGCTGCGATAAGCATGAGTCAGCTTCACGTTAGAATCAAACCCTTCGCCGCCGCGTGCGTTCGCGGCGTTCGCCCTGGAACAGATTGCGTCCGTTTCGGACTGAACGACGTTTTGCACGCCGGAGCCCGTCAGGATCTGTTCAAAGCCTGCCGAGATAAACTCGATTTCAACCCGCTTCGCCATCAGCCTTCCCACCTCTCGAGGTTCAGCACGATGTTCGATACGAGCCCTGTCGGAGAGTGCCAGATCCGCGGCTCCCCATTAATCGTGTACACGTTTCCGTTATACCCGATCCGGTCGCCAGCCTGGACATCCGACCCGGGCGGCAGATAGCAGGTGTATCCGTCTGTGATGCCCTGGATCCTGCCGTCCTGGGACAAGGATGTACCGGAAGGCTGCATAGAACAGCCGTCGATATCCAGCTCAGTCGCGTGGTCCCAGTCAGGATAGACCGTACCACGTTCGACGATCGTGCCGGCGCGGATCCGCGTCACTGTGTCATTGGTCCAGGAAGGAAGTGCCATTACTGAACACCTGCCTTCCGGCCGTTCCACAGCGGAAGGGAACCGATCTGCTGACGCCGGAAGCCCAGCGACTTGAGATCGGATGGCCAGAGTGCAATCCGGCCGGATCCATTCGGCAGCGAATAAGACATGCTCACGCTGCCGGCGCTCTCAGCGTACTGGGTGGCAGGCAGCTGGGTGCCGGGTGTGTTCAGCTCGCGCATGACCACGTCCACAGTGACCGCTTTTACCACGTTGGCAAAATAGGGATCATCAGCGGCAAGCGCGTCCGCGTCTTTTCCGACCTTCTGCGCTTCAAAGCGGATGATATCAGACACAACCGGAAGGAGATACTCAGCTCGCGCCGTTTCCGCCGCGGTCAGCGCACGCTTCAGGTGAATGATATCGGCCACGGTTGCGAAATCAGCCATGCGCTCACCTCATTTCTTGGTTTTCTTTTCTGCCTGCTTTTTCGCCGTGCTTTCTTTCGGTGCGGCTTTAGGAGCAGCCGGGGCCGGCTTTTCGACCGGCTCCCAGCAATCTCCATGCCAATCGTCCGGCATATCGATGACGATACCGTTCCGGCGATTGATGAATTTCATCAGGCCGTGGTCGCGATACGCGCGAACGCGGTCGGATCCAGGATGCCCCAGCCGATATAGGCTTCGGTCCGCAGCAGGACTTCGTTGGACTGTTTGAGATCGTAGCTGCCGCCGTCCGGATTGCCGTATTCAATAACCTCCAGAGGCATGTTCGCAGCATAGCCCCAACGGAACGCGGACCAGTCGCCCAGGTAAGCATAGGGCAGCAGGGTCGCGGTGGAAGCGCTAACAGCAACGGTGGGATTCACGTCGGCAGGAATTCCGCGGATTGCGCCGGGATTGCCACCCCACATGAAGTCTTCATAGGGCCGCTGGCCGCCGGACAGGCTCACCTGAGACAGAGCGGTCGCGAACGCCGGAGACATCGCAATACCATTGCAGGTATAGCCATCACCCAGGGCAGCGATAGCAGCGGTCACGTCGCCTTCAACAGCAGCGCTGGAATAGGCTTCCAGGGACACGGAAGCAGCGCGGTCGAGGCAGTTCGCACCGATGATGGAAGAAGTCGTGCTGGTCTTGGGATCGAGGCCATGGAAGACCATGATGTCCAGGCCGCGGGCGATCTTCTTGGCATAGCCATCAGTGAAAGCCTGCAGATACTGCAGCTGCTTCTCTTCGGCGCAGTGCATGAATTCGTCGCTGACGCGGCTCTGATAGACGACCTTGATGGGCCGGATGGTCACGGACCCAATGGTCGCGTCGCCGGCGGGCTTGGCGGCGCTTTCGCCGACGATGGCCACATCGGTATCCAGGGAGAAGGTCATCACATCGATACCGGCAAAGGGCATCGGAGACTGACCGGCCAGCTTCGCAACGGAGCTCTTGCCGGAGACCTTGGAAAACAGTTCGGTTACCAGTTCACGGGGGAAAAGGGTGCTTGCATTCAGAGCAGACATATTATGTACCTCCTAATTTTAGTCCGGACAGCATACCTTTCAGGGCAGCCGTCTTTGCATCTGCCGGCGTTTGTTCGGTAGATCTCGGAGGCAGCGGCGCCGGCGTTGTCTGGCTGCCCACAAGATTTTTGAGCGATTCAGCATCGGCCCGGATCGATTTCTCATCGGTCCCGCCGATCCGGCTGATCCACTCATACGACAGGCCGACCTCATGGGCAATCCGGCTCTTCAACGAGGCCGTCTCGTATTCCTGAGTTTTTGCCTTGAGATCCGCAATCGTCTGCTCGTCACCGGCGTGCGCGGCCTTGTAGTCGTCCAGGGCGCGGGTCGCCTCGTCGATCGCCTTCTGGTGATCCTCCGAATCCAGCTCTTCCTGAGTCGTAATTGCCTGAAAGTCTGCCATTGTTATTCCTCCCATTTTTCCGCATGGTTGCGTAATATTGGTTCAATAAAAAACGCGCTGCTGTTTCGGCTCTTTGGCCGACGCACACGCGTGAACCGCTAATGTTAAAGACTCCATCAGCGAGACGTCAATGTCATCGTCGAGAGTCTTATAGCCGTATCCGCCGCTTGATCCGATGGCGCGGTGCTGGCAGTTGCAAACCGATTGCCGGAGGGAAGGCTGGCCCATGTGGACCAGTTCCTGGGCGGCAATGATCCGCTCGAACGCGGACGACGCTGCGATGATGTCCTTGGTCGTCGCCACCTTCAGGCCCTTCAGCTTTTGGTCCTTGGCTTGCTTAGTAAAACCTTCGACCCCGGAAGCACCGTCAATAAAGCCGCCTTGAAGATCGCACTTCAACAGGAAATTGATCATCCAGTCGTTGCCATCGCGCTGATCCCTGCAGTCGATTGTCTCCGCAAAGATCCGCCCGTCGTCCGTCTTAATTGCTACACTCAGCGAGACGTTCTGTCCGTCCTTCCCGAACTTCACGCCGGCAAAGACACGACCGGTCAGCTTCGGCAGCGTTTCAGCCTTCAACGCGTCCCATTGTGGCTCGCTGATGGCCGACTGCTGATTGTACCGGATCCAGAGCCCCAGGCGCTGGATGTTAAAGTCGATGTCGTCGCCGTTGATCTCATCCTGGACGGTCCGCTCTGTCAGGATCGTGCCCAGGGACGGGCTGGTCATATACCAGGCATCCTTGTCCCGGACGTCGGTCTTGTGGTCAACTGACCATTCAGCCCAGCCGCCGTTGGGTGTGTCACCGCGGAGACATGCGTCCCGGTATTCCCGGAAGACGTCACCGGAAGAGACCGCCGTCGGCGGCGTCCCGCACATGATCGTCTGCGGATTCCTCGAGCTCGAGACCACATAGTTGAGCGCCGTCTGCTGCGCGTGGGTATATTCCTGCGCCTCGTCGATGATCAGCAGGTCATATCCGGAGCCCAGGGAGCCGGAGCTCGTCCTGGTACGGAATTCCGCGATCCCGCCGCCCTGCATCTCGATCCGTTCCTTGCCATAAGCCTTGTAAGTCGACTTCGGCTCGATCCCGATCTCCGTCAGGCGGTTGCAGAGGCGCTCCCACGCGATGTGCGCGGTGTCGGTCAGGTGCGCTGTGTGCAGGATATGTTCGCCATTGAAAAGCCCGTGGAGTTCACGCTGCGTCAGGATCTCCGTCTTGCCGTTCCGGCGCGGGACGGAATACCCGAATTTAGTGTGCACCCACAGGCCATCGTCATTAACTGCCATGATGTCCGATAGCATCAGCTCCTGCCATTCCTGGCAGCTGTTGCCGGACATGTTGTAGATCTGTACCGCTTCATCGCCGAGCGATCTGGTATACGGCAGCACCATGCTCTGGGTCGGAATCTGATTCCCGATCCGGCTCATAGTGCATTACTCACCTCCGGCCCGGCCCTTACACCTTTCAAGGGCATCATCTCCTTCGGTAGTTGTTGACACGCTCGCGCCGGTCCGCTACATACTCGATCAGGCAACGGCAGTTATCATGCCGGGCCCAAACCGGGTTGCCGGTGTCGCGGACTTCATCATAATCGTAGGTGCCGGCAAGGTCGTCGCACCACTTGCAGCAGTGCGCCTCCGCCGTGCGGACAATTTTCGGATGAAGCCCGGCGCCGGACTGGACCTCCGCGTTATCCTTAATGGCCTGGTCTACAACGTTCTGTGAGAAGTTCGTGACCTGGTCATAAAAGAGCTTTCCGATCTCGCCGCGTTCTTTGACCGCTTCCACAAGACCGAAGGCGCGGTTGCCGTCAAAGTCGGGCTCTTGAGGCCGGATGCCGACCTTGGCCTTCCGGTTCAGGTTCTTTTGCGCCTCTGTGCAGGCCGCCGTGACCATGCTGTGATTCAGCCCCAGGCACCCGGGAATCAGGTCCTCAAGGTTCCATTCAGCGAGATCTGTCGGCTGGTACTTTTTCAGCACCTTTCCCGTCAGCTCGCCGACCCGGACAGCGTATGCGTGCGCATCCTTATAGCCGGCGCCCTTTTCGTGGAGCCTGGTCCACAGGACAGTCGCCCGGAAGTCGCCATTCACGGCGGAGGCGATTTCGGACTTAACGTCGTTAAATGTGAGCGGCATTATTTAATCCCCGTCAAGCGGTGCATCCGCTTTTCGTCGATATAGTCCGGCATGGCCTGATTCAGTTTGATGATGCCATCGCCGATCGAGGACAGCATCGCCGCGTCAGGCTCGAACACCGGCAGCCATTCCGCATTGGTCTTATACACTTCAGCCCGCTTGTATGCGATGCCGTCACGGACGCATGCCGCGATATACCCGGCGTTCACGAAGCTGGACCCGAAGCACCGCTGCGCTTTACTCGCCATCAGGCGGAGGGTCTCGTGGGACGCTTTGATAGCCTCCGCGGAGGAAGGATTCTGTGTATTGAATCCGAGGTCGTCCATCGTCAGCCCGGTCTCGCCGGCGAACATCGAGGCGAACGCCTTCAACTGCTCGACGTGCGGCTGCATGGACTGCTGCTGGAACTGGCCAAGCGTGGGATAGTTCCCTTCGTCGTCCCGGGTGAAGGACAGCATCGCGCTCATGGTCGCCTTCCAGGAGTCCATGACCTCCGCGTCCTGGCTGAGCCCGGTCGCGTACTTCTGCGGGAAGCTGTAGAACTCCGCAGCGATCTCTGATCGCTTCACCGTGCGCATCGCCGACAGGGAGATATTCATGCAGGCCCGACTGATCCGGGAGTGTCCGAAAGGCCGCTTTGCGTCCGGTTTGTAAATCACCGGCACCAGTGCGGCATAATCCGCGCCGGTGCTCTCATGGGCAATCGGATCCTCTTTGCCAACCTCATACACCCAGGTTTCGCCGCGCTGGAAGTATGCGTATGTCTTCGGCTGGTCGAATTCGTCCCGGCTCAGGACTGCATAACCTTCCGTCAGCAGGTTCGTAAAGTCGTCGATGATGCCGGTCGCGTTCCCTCCGTCAATGACCTGGATCCGCGGATTGCCATCCTCTCCCCGGCTGATATAGAAGAACGAGCAGCTGGTGATCAGCGCGTTCAGCATGGAGCTGTCGAAAATGATGTCCGGGTTGTTCAGGTTGAACATGTCCTGCATCATGAAATTATCATTCTCGAAACCGTCGAACTGCAGCCGGTTCGCCAGGCCGTCGACCGCTTTCGTGCACCAGCCATTCACAGCCTGGAACCACTCGAGACCTTCAGGCGTGGAGATGCCGAAGTCCTTCGCGTTCTGCTTCTGCTCATAAAACGCATAGCGCAGCAGCACCCGCGGGCGCTTCATGGCCAGCTTGCGCTGGAGGTAGGCGATGCCCTTGTAGTCGCTCATTTCTTCACACCTCTGATCTTCTTCATGATATCGGCCTCGGTCGGCCGGTCGTCCTGCACCGGGGCGCACTCTGCCAGGATCTTCTGGATTCCCTGGATCGCCTGTATCTGGACCGCGGGAGGGGTGTCCACGCTGTCCCGGATCTTCAGCAGGCGCTCGATGTTTTCTTCTCTGATCTTCTGAAAGTCCATCTATTTACTCCTTGTCTGTCAGGGGAAGGGGGAAAGGCGTCGGGATTCTTCCCA